TTATACAAAAGAACGAAACACCGGCAAATTAATGCCTATTGCTCAACGTGGTCCCGCGTTAGATGGTCTTGTCAACCACTTAATAGCAGGCGTAGTCACGAAGGGAGGAAAATATCCACCCTTTCGTATACTCTCACGTGAGCATGCCGGGTTAGTTAAAGTTTACTTATTGCTAAGCAATACAAAAACTCGCCGGATCCTTAAATGGATGAACCAAAAAGGGAATGGGGTCGCGAATCAAAAGTTAGTCACAGGTATGTCACCAGACTGGATAAAACAGTACGGTGAAAAGGCCTTACGGCATAACTTGATGTTGATTCAACACAACTTCCCACAACTCCAATGTGCTTTGGAATTATCGCTCGGTACCATACGGGCAAATTCCTACCGCTCGAACCACTCGCTTGTGCGTAAACGCAATCGCAAAGTAGCCCGAAACGATCAACTGGGTATGTTCAGCGGAATTCACCATCGAAACGCTTACCTTCTAGTTTCCCGTATCCGCGTCCTCAGTTTTATCCTGAGGGGCGGGTATGGGAACATAAAAAGATGGGCTTCGCACCTTAGGGAGCGAAGTATGCACAAAGGGACCATGAAGTCTTTAAGACGACGTGGTATAATGACACATAGCTTTGCACCCTACGGTCGAGGGGTGACAAATCGACAATTGTTTGAAGCATCCACGATTGCTCGTGGTTGTAGCTATAAACAGAAGCGGGAAGTAGTAGAAGAAGAAACGCGAGCCGTCTTGCGTCGTCTTACCGAGCCTAAACCCGAGATCAGTGACTCCAATCTTAGAAAGATTGATGGTTACGTTAAACGGATTGTAAACAAGACAAGACTTGACATTGTCCTTAGAAAAAGGGCGATCTATCCAGCACCCTCCACTGCCGCGTGTTATGAAAACCCGCGAAGTAAAGGGGGCGTCACCAATTCAGGAGTACTCAATAGAGTATCTAATGAAACAGACCTTCGCAACCAAATCAACTGGTATTTGGATGGGAAGCGCTGGGTTAAGTCAATGCTCGAATTTTATGCAAACGCGAGACGAGACCTGATGAACGATCCTGTTAATGGACGTGGCAAGATCTTAGGACGCCGAGTTTCATCTAGAGGCGATACTGTCAAGACGGACGAAGAAGAATGGTTAAGACCAGACTTTTACGAACCGGAGGCAGAACGCGAAATAGACGAAATCGACATCTTAGATGATGCAAGACGACTGGCGATTATTCTCCTCGAAATAATCGAAGGGAAGATAAGGCAGCGAAGGAAAATACTTTCGGCTGGGGTAGGACCACGGGATGTGATACCGGAACTAGACGCACTGATATGGGCGCCTAGAATCGATATCGCCACCCCGACACTCACGTATAACAAAACACGTGGGACCTTTCTCAGACGAACGTATCAACGTCTCGCTGATCAAATCTCCCCTATAGATAGCAAACAAACTCAAGATCATCGGCAAGTAAACGAGAGAGCACTGGAACTTCTTCAGAAAAAGAAGGTGTGCAGATGCAAAGTGCAGGTTATCGAAGAATTCCAAGGAAAACTCCGATCCGTAACCATACACGAGGCACCACTCGTCCAAGCAGCTAGGCTGCTAAACGGGCTCTGTTTACCCCTCCTCGAAAAATTGCACACATCTAGTGCGATCCTTAACGGGGAGGAGGTTACACTTACCGCAACCTTCCCAAAGGGAAGGAAGTGGTATGCATATTCTGCTGATTTATCAAAGGCTACCGACGTAATTAGCCGGCGAACAGCCAGTTCCGTGTTGTATTCAATAATGAAAGCCATCGAGTCTCCTAAGGTTACCTCGACGTCCGGGAGACGAAGAGAATCTCCTAGCGCGATCACTATTCCAGAAAGAATAAAACATGTCATTGACTGGATCACCGGTCCTCAGATCATTGATTCAGTGAACGGTTCCACTGAACTCCTTGGGGATACCCCGCTATACACAACAGCAGGGGCACTCATGGGACTTGGTCCGAGTTGGACGGTGCTTAGTATTTTGAATAAGTTTGCAGCTTTAACTGCTGGCATTTCTGCCAAATCCTTCGCGGTCTGTGGAGATGACCTTGTCGCATTAGGGACAATCGAGCAATTAGATAAGTACGAGACGAATCTATTAGAGCTCGGATTAGTTCCTAACAAAGAGAAGAGCTTCCGGGGCGACTACGCAGTGTTCTGCGAGCGCTTCTGTACCACGGAAGAAGTTGAAGTTAACCAAGGGAAACTTGTGAAAGTTACTCTCAGATCCCAACAACTCTTACGCATCAGCCAAGCAGCTGGAACGCGGGTCTTATCACTAGGTGAAAGATCAGCGTTAAAGGCGCTTAGCCAAACAGATGAACTTCTGGATGCTGCCGAGGGTAAAGGCATTTACCCATTGCCGAGTAAGCCGCTTGCGCGGCTCGCCCGACGTACTGCTAGATCCATTGCAGTAGGACAGGGCGGAAGGCTATCGGACGGAGGCGGAGGACGTGGGAATGTATCGAAAACTACATTTAACATGCTCGTATCTGAAGGAGTATTCAAACCAAGTATATCAAAGAAGTCATCGACTGTTCAGGATCGAATCGACCAAGTTCTATCCATTCCAGCTGTATCGACCGGCGAGAGAGCAAAACGCAGTGACATCATTTCTGAGGTCACCACATTGCAATCAAGCTTAGATCAATGCAGACAGATATGGAAGAAAACGATAGATCCAAAACCGAAGTCAGTGAGGAAGAGATTCAATGCTCGATGGAACAGGGCTGCATCTAGATCTCCGTTCGATGTTCTTAAGAACGAACTTCGAAAACGGAGATTTAAAGATCAGACCATCACCAGAGAAGACTATAAACAAGTCTTCAAGGCGGTATCACCTTACCTACGAGTAGGTAATTTCAAACGCGCCATCAAAGCATGGAAGGCTCAAACCTCCTACATTCCCCTAGTTAAAGCTTATTCTGTGATGAATCAGATCAAGTCAGCTCAAGGCATATTCAGCACTGAGCCAAACTTGATCCGCGACACCATTGTTAGGCAGAGGCTGGCAGTCTACTAAGAGACG